TGGTTGTCCTTGTGGTTGTGTAATAGATGCTAGTTTACCTAAACGACCTGCTTCTGCTTCAACCTGCATTTGTTGTTTTCTGGCAGCAAGTTGCTGGGGTGTGTAGTTTTGAGTTAAAGGATCTACACTTTGAGATGACATAGCTTGTTGCATATATTTAAATCTTGATCCGTAAGATTTTATTCCTGCCCCTTCATAAACTCTTTCAAATGCGACCATCTTTTCATAGTCTGTTGAAGCATTTTTCAATGCTGAAATTGCTCTAGAATGTGACGTTTTTAATTCATGTATCAAAAATCCTATATTAGCCTCATCGGAGTTGACACTTAGTCCATTGTTTTTTGACCATGCAATGAACTTATCTCGTCTATCTGCTGTCCATTGAGCCCATCCTAGGCCGCCTCGCCATCCAGCTGCTAATTTCTCTGGACTTAATTTTTCCTGTAAATCTTGAAATCCTCTGCTTTCATGTCCTAAATTACCCATAATGGCCGCCGCTTCGACTTTGGTTAAACTAAATTCTGATTGTAGTTTACTCATTATCATAGGTGCTTTACTTGCAAATCCGCCGGAAGGTATCATAGACTTTTTTGCTTCTTCTTCACTAACCTGAGGCGCAGTATATCGAAACTTCTCATTACCTTTATCATCTTTAACAATACTAATACCAACTTCTCCAAGAACTTCTTTTGGTGCATTCTTGGAGGAGGCGTCACGCCTTTTTTGCTAATAATCGCTTTTTGAGCATCTACATTTTCTTGCCACTTCTTACGATATCCACCAGCATTATAGTTTGCGCCGGCGGACTCACCAGATGCAGTATTCTCTAACTGTTGTTCATATTCTTTTTGTTTTGCAGCACTTAATGAAGATGGTATTGCTTTCAGAAATCCACTAATGTTCTGATTGCGTTCAATATAATACTTTGGAAATAACTCCGCTGCTTGTGTAGGAGACAGCATAGAGATCAGAAACTGGCCCATTCTAGGATCACTAATAGCCTCTATTCTCTGTTCCAGATTTAAATTTCTTAGAGCATTGAAGTTTGTTTTTCTTGCTTGACTAAATGGCATTATTGTCTTCTTCTCTGTGCCTGTTTAATTTGTGATTTCATCTCTTGTTCTCTTTGCTTTGCGAGTTTTTCTTGTTCTATCAAGAATGCTTCAAGCAAATCAATATAGATATATCTTTCCCAGGGCATCATGTTTTCAAGTTCGCTAATACTCCAATGATGATGCTGCATTAGCGAAAAGTTTGTTTTAAAGACATTGCCAAGTTTATCATGTCCCAGAATCAGTAAAAAAAATCTAAGAAATCTGAATACCTCACGACATGATGAAATCCACATTTAGGACAGTCTGCTTCAAGTTTAACAACGAAGGTTGGAAAGTTATCGACAAATGATTCCATCTTCTTATAGTTTTCTTCTGTAAGTCCTTCAACAAAGTCTTTTAGTTCTTTTGATGAATAATCTTTGGATGAGTAGACGCCCTTCTTATCATATATGTGTTCAATAGAGTTAATAATGATCGTCGTTTTCTTGTCTATCTCAGATGCTTCATCTAGTTTTTTGACTAAAGCATAGTTCGGATATTTCATTTTAACACCGCTATACTTGTCAAACTTTATGTCATTGCTTATACTGTCATCTTTTACTATTTCGCATTTTGCAATGTCCATCTGTGTGGGAAATGTATGACCACATCTATTTCCATCTTCTAGTGTATTGTTACATGTTAGATTTACTTCAACCGATTCTCCGACAGACTTGGCACGAAGAAAGATAAACAAAAAGTCTATGTCAAAGAATGGCATCTTGTCTAAGTCTATGTCACCATTAACAATACAGTTATTCAATACTTGCTTACTTGTAGTGATAATATCTTCAAGATTGTTTGACTCGGCAGCCATAAACAATAACTTTTCTTCTTTCACTGTAAATGGTCTGACCTTGATAGTCTTTCCGCTTGATGGTATCTTTACTGTATAAACTGGCACATCAATTTTTGGTAGAGGTCTTTCTACCGTTTCAACTGGCAAAGGCATATTTTAAATCTCCACTGTTATAATCCTGATAAACTTGTTGGTGGTCCACCTGGTGTTGCATCTCTACCAGGTCTAGTCCAATACTGATAAACAAACGTAACTGATAATCTTAATACTTCATTGTCAGCCCATGTTACTGGTTGTGGATTAACTTGTGCCGGCCATGCTTTTTGTAATGACCATTGATAAACTGCTTTAGGTGCCGTTGCGCCGACAGCATTCTTAGGTGCTTCTGATAACTGAAACACATCGACCGTGCAATAGTATCTTTCTGGATAGTTAAAATTGAAGTTATTGATAGGGTTGATGACACCGATCCAATCATCGAACAACTGTCTTTCAAATGATTCACCTCTACAAATAAATGACATAGAGATTTCATTTGAGTATTTCGTATTATATGGAAACATGATTGGAGGTCCATAATATCTTGTTTCTGATATCTCTGAACCTCTACCTGGTAATTCTGTTGACTCGCATAGATATGACAGTTCTCCAAATAGTTGATTATAACCTAATTGAGCCATTAGATTATTTGGATTAGAAGGACTGATTCTAACCATGAAACGACACTGTTTTGCTACTGCACCAAGACTGTTAATCTTGCTGTTAAAGTCTAGCATAGTCAGATTAGATGGAGGATTTGAAATGTTAAAAGATGCCATTAGTAACCACCAGGAGTTATGTCATCACGGAAAATAATTTCCATTTCTCTGACTTTAAAAGTAAATAGACAAGATACAGGATATCCATTTGTGAACGTAGACCATTCTCCTTGAGGTGAATAGTTTGTTTCTATTGCTTCAATGACACATCTTTTAAGTTTAGGAACGTGAGGATTTTCTTGTCCGTTAAACCAGAACTTGATTTCCACTTCTGCTGGAGTTATGAGTGTGATTCCTTGATTGACAGGAGCAGCAAACTTTCTTATGTTTAAGATAATCTCCTCCATGTTCTGGGATTCTTTTTCTGATCTTGGTGCAAATAAAAATCCGAACTGAAATGTTCTTAGTGCGGTGCTTCTGTATAGAACTTGGACACCAGGATTGATAGCACGACGAGCAACACCCAAAGCATTGACACCTGCTATACCTAAAAACTTATCAGTAACAATATTTGTTAGTTTAACGTCAGCATATTCATGTGTATCTGTATAAATGGGTGTTGATCCACCGCCTGTTGCAGATGGCATAAACAGTGCTGCACCAAATACAGCGGTTCCTGGACCCGCACCAACAGCTCCTGTGCCTGTTCCGTATGCTGAATCGAAAAGTTTAACGGTCATCCAATGACCCATATATTCTGCGCCTAGATCCTCAGGAAAAAAAGCAGACTTAAATTGATATCTTGATCCAAATACTTGTTGTTCAATTGCTTTAATTGCACCTGTAGGATCGAGTGCTTCCGCAGCGGCAATTACTGGTGCTGCAATAACATCTAGTGCGCCTGTAATTGTCTGAAAAACTGTTCTATCTGCCATTTATTACCTCTATAGGAATAGACTACATATATTTAGTAGAGGTATATCATGGCGACTAATTTTAAACAGGGATTTTTTAAACCCAAATTTCCTGCCAAGTATAGAGGTGACGCATCTAATATAGTATATCGATCTAGTTGGGAACGTAGAGTTATGCAATCACTAGACGAAAACTCCAACGTCATCGCTTGGTCATCCGAAGAGATTGTCATACCATACAAATCACCAGTAGATAATAAGATACATCGATACTTTGTCGATTTCTATGTTGAAGCAAAAGCACCAGATGGATCTATCAAGGTTATGCTATTAGAGGTTAAACCAGCAGCACAGACTATGGAACCTAAAGCACCTGGTAGAAAGACTAAAAGATATATCAACGAAGTCTTTACATATGGCGTCAATCAGGCCAAGTGGGATGCTGCCTCCAGATATGCTCAGAGCAAAGGATGGGAGTTTAAACTGATCACCGAGAAAGAACTGTTCAACAAGAACAATAAATAGGAATATGGCAGAAAAAAAGAAATATACCTCGGAAGAAATGCAGAAATGGTTGTTTGAAAAGGCCGCTGCTGCAAAGGATCCTAGAACTGCCAGAAAACTTGCTATGTCTAATGAGGAACGAGGACGAGCATTTACTGTAATTGGAAGATTATATTTATTTAGATATAATCCAGTAGGTAGATATACTCTGCCCAAGTATGACAAGTTGCCGCTCTGTGTTCCTATAGAAAGATATAATAATGGATTTCTTGGTTTGAATTTGCATTACATAGGTGCAGCACAGAGAGCAGCATTGCTCGAAATACTGTTACAGACACGAAGCGAAGCAGTTATCAGTGATAAGACGATAATGCAAGTTAATTATCAAAGGTTATTGACAAATTCAAAAGTTGAACAGTTGGCAATGCCTTGTGTGCATAGATATCTATTCAGTCAGGTAAGATCAAAGTTCATTGAAATATATCCAAGTGAGTATGATTTAGCAGTTCAATTACCAGTAGAAGACTGGGTATTCAATCAATAAGGCAGATAGATGGCAGTAGTATATAACTCATATTTTGGTAAGTTTCCTAAAGTCGATTATGACATTAAAAATGCTGTTATTAACAAACAGTATGAAAAGGTCACCAACATATTCTTTCGTGTAAAGTATATCAGTGAAGTATTAAACAATCTATCGTCATATTATGGTATTGAGTTAGAGGATAGCGAAACACCAGAAATCATTGCAGAGAAGGTCTACAACGATGCTGGTGCTGGTTGGATGATACTATTGGCAAATCAGATTATCGATCCACAGTTTGAATGGCCTCTTGGATACGATGCATTCAACAAGTATATTATCAATAAGTATGGATCAATTGAAAATTCAGAGATAACATATCATCATTACAATATGGTGATTACCAGAGAACTACAACCTGACGATATAATAACAGAAACACGATATGTTGTTAATAAAGAAAAACTAACAGACAATAATCTAGATGTTCCTTACAACTATTACGAAGTTCATGGCATGGATCCCGGTTCTTTGGCATTCACACAATCTGTTGAAACATATAATATAGAAGGCAAGACTGTCACTGAAACAATCAAAGGTGAAGCAGTCACCAACTATCAGTATGAAATGGATCTAAATGAAAGTAGAAGATTGATCAAAGTTATTAAGAAAGAATATTACGAGCAAATAATGACAGAGTTTGACGATCTAACATCATTTACTCCGCCATATATTAGAAGAGTTAGATAATGGCAATTACGTTTGATATTCAGGATCCGATTGGTGTTATATCAGTTCAGAACTTTGACATTGGCGGAAGTCTTCCAGATAATATGACTCTCAGAGAGTTGAACATCGTAGAGAGTTTATTGAATCCTGCTGTGCAAGTCTCTGCCACATTGCAATCCGATCTTTATACACCATCAGGAAAAAATTTTGATTCTCTTAAAAATAAAGAGATGACTTTTACTTTGATAAGAAGAGACAAAAGCGGACAGCCTAAAGATAGAATGAAAGTCAATCAGCAATGTTATAGATTGGATCAACGTAACTTTGTTGCTGTCAATGTCAGCAATGCAGAAGAAATGACCTTTCATGCGATTGA